TGGAAGAACAACTGAGATTACAAGAGACGAAGTTAAATTTAAGAAGTTTATAGACAGATTAAGAAAAAGATTCTCTGATTTGTTTATGCAACTTCTCAAAACTCAACTCTTATTAAAGGGTATTATAACTCGAGATGATTGGAAAACTTGGAAAGAAAGTATTGCCTTTGATTATATTGAAGATAACTATTTTTCTGAATTAAAACAATCAGAAATGATAAGAGAAAGGTTTGAGATGCTTGGTTCATTAGATGAACATATCGGTAGATTTATATCTAATGAATGGGTACGAAAAAATATTCTTCGCTTTAATGACGAAGAAATTGAGGAAATCCAAAAACAAATCGATGCTGAGAATAAGTCTGGCGAGAATGATATGCCAGATCCAGATGATCCACGGTTTGATTAGGATATGATTTTTTATAAATATATAAACAGGAATAAAAAAAATGGCAGTAAATGATTTGATTCAAAACTTAAATGATGGCGATAACGTAAAAGCTAATAAAGAGTTTAATACTCTTATGGCTGATAAAATGGCCGCAGCTCTTGATGCTAAGAAAATTGAAATAGCATCAGGAATGGTTCAGCGTAAAGTAGCTGAAGAAGAAACAACAGAAGGATAATAATCCATGCTATCATTTGTAGAGCTTAGAGAAAAAGTTAAACTTGCAGGCGGCGAAAAGAAAGTTAAATCTTTCAAAGCTGGTAAGCGTAAAGATAAAGAAGTTGTACTTGCTAAAAAAGGTACAAAATTTTCCGTCTATGTAGATGGAGAACTTCTTGATAATAACTTTAAAAACGAAAAAGAAGCTCAAAAAGCAGCAGATGATATGCTAAAACTACTAGGTATCTAAATGAAATTAATAACCGAATATGTAGAACAAAATTTAGAAACGATTTGCGAAGCTAAGAAAGATGGTTCTAAGAACTATTTTATCGAAGGCGTATTTATGCAATCGGAAAAAAAGAACAGAAATGGTCGTATCTACACAAAAGAAAGTCTTGAAAAGGCTGTAGAAAAATACGTAACCGAACAAGTTAAAACAGGAAGAGCTGTTGGAGAGTTAAATCATCCAGAAGGACCAACAGTAAACCTGGATAAAGTTTCACACAAAATCACAGATCTGCATTGGCAGGGAAATGATGTTGTAGGAAAGGCATCAATCTTGAAAACTCCTATGGGACAAATAGTCGAAGGACTACTCGAAGGTGGAGTTAAGCTTGGTGTATCAAGTCGTGGTATGGGAAGTCTTGTACAGAAGAATGGCGCTCAATACGTGGGAGATGACTTTATGTTATCAACTGTAGATATTGTTCAAGACCCTTCAGCTCCAAGTGCATTTGTAAATGGAGTTATGGAAGGTGTTGAATGGGTATGGGATAATGGGCTAATTCGTCAACAAGATATTGAAGAAATTGAGACTGAAATTAGAAGTACTTCAAGTAAAAATTTACCTGAAGTTGAAATAAGAGCTTTTAAAAATTTCCTCTCTAAGTTAAATCTAAAATCATAGGAGAATACTATGTCAGACGACGTTTTAAATAACGCTGAAGAAGTAGTTGAAACTGTTGAAAGCGAAGAGCAGGTTTCAGAAGAAACAACAGAAGAGCTCGTTGAAAATGAAGAAATTTTAGACGAGGAAGTTGTATCAGAAGAAAGCGAATCTTTAGAAGAAGGCAAGCACGAGGATGAGGAAGAAGAACATGAACCTAAAAAGGAAACTGTTCAAACTCCAAAAACTAAAGCTGGCGTAATTCAAGCAGCAGTCGAAATGCTTAAGAAAGCAAAGAAAGAAGACGCGCAAAAAATGTTTGCAAAGTTAGTAACTATTGATGGCGAAGAAGATTCAGTAAAATCAGGCGATGACGCAGCTAACGCTGTTAAGGGCAAAATGCCAGAACCTAAAGCGAAAGCTAAGGTTGAGGCAATTGATTTTGATGAAGATATCAATGCAATCATCAAAGAAGAAGCTACACTTTCAGAAGGATTCCGTGACAAGGCATCTGCAATTTTCGAAGCAGTACTTACAAGTAAGTTAAGCGAAGAAGTTGACAGACTTGAAGCAGAATATGCGCAAAATTTAGAAGAAGAAGTTTCAGAAGTTCAATCTTCTCTCGTAGAAAAGGTAGATTCATACCTTAACTATGTAGTTGAAGGATGGATGAAAGAAAATGAACTACAAGTGCAACAAGGTCTTAGGACTGAAATTGCTGAAGAGTTTATGACTTCACTTCAGTCAGTGTTTAAAGAGCACTATATCGAAGTACCTGAAGGTAAAGAAGACTTAGTTGATGACCTCAACGAACAAGTCACTGAACTCGAAGAGACTTTAAACAAAACCACAGAAGATAATATCAGACTACACACTGCTGTTCAAGAATTTGAAAAGCAAGAAGTTGTCAGAGAACAATCTTCAGGGCTTGCAGAAACTGAAGCTGAGAAATTAGCATCTTTAGTTGAAGATATTGAATTCGATAACAAAGAAACTTTTGAAATGAAAGTTAAAACTGTTAAAGAATCATACTTCAAATCAGATGTTAGCGAAACAGCTGATGAGGTTGATAGTTTATTAGGCGAAGATAATGTTTCAGAAGAAGCTGTATCTGAGTCAATGGCTAAATATACACAAGCTATAACAAATTTCACTAAATAAGGGGAAACAGAAATGTTTAACGCAGATAAAAATTTAATGGAAAAATGGGGTCCTGTTCTCGATCACGAGTCAGCTCCATCTATCCAAGATAACTACAAGAAGGCTGTAACAGCTCGCTTGTTAGAAAATCAGGAAATTGCCCTACAAGAAGAAAGAGCTCAAATGCAAGGAAATTATATTTCTGAAGCAGCAGCTGCCAATAACATTGGTGGTGGTAATATTGGAACTTTTGATCCAGTATTAATCTCTTTAGTTCGTAGAGCAATGCCTAACTTGATTGCATATGATATCGCTGGTGTACAACCAATGAGTGGTCCTACAGGACTTATCTTTGCAATGAAATCAAAATACACAACTCAGGGCGGTACTGAAGCTTTATTCGATGAAGCTAATACTGGCTTCTCAGGAACTGGTACACATCAGCCTGATCCAACAGGATTAAGTGGTGTAACAGATGCTGATACTGATGGCACAATCGCAGACGAAACTGATACAGTTTCAACACTCGGTGAAGGTCTAGGTACATCAGCTGCAGAGAGATTGGGAGTTGGTGGAACTGGCGACGGTTCTTTCAATGAGATGGCTTTTTCAATTGAGAAATCAACTGTAACAGCTAAATCAAGAGCTCTTAAAGCTGAGTACACAATGGAATTAGCACAAGACCTTAAAGCAATCCACGGGTTGGATGCTGAAGGCGAATTGGCTAACATCCTATCAGCAGAAATTCTTGCTGAAATTAACAGAGAAGTTGTTAGAACAATCTTGAAGAAAGCTAAAATTGGTGCTCTTCAAACTTCAACAGCTGTTTCTGGTATTTTTGATGTTAACACAGACTCAGATGGAAGATGGATGGTAGAAAGATTTAAAGGTCTTATCATGCAGATCGAAAGAGAATGTAACGTTATTGCTAAAGAAACAAGACGTGGAAAAGGTAACTTTGTTATCTGTTCTTCAGATGTTGCTTCAGCTTTAGCTGCTGCTGGAATGTTGGATTATACTCCAGCTTTATCAGCTAACTTAAATGTTGATGACACAGGTAATACTTTTGCTGGTGTTCTTAACGGAAGAGTTAAAGTTTACATTGATCCGTATGCTACTGTTGACTTCGTTTGTGTTGGATACAGAGGAACTAACCCGTATGATGCTGGTATGTTCTATTGTCCTTACGTTCCTTTAACAATGGTTAAAGCGGTCGGTGAGAACGATTTCCAACCAAGAATGGGATTCAAAACAAGGTATGGAATGGTCGCAAACCCATTTGTAGCTGCTAACGGTACTGGTACTGATAGAGCTAACCAATACTTTAGAATCTTCAGAGTTGACGACATCATGGTGTAAGCCAGAGTTAATCACTCATTTAAAGGGGTCTTTTTAGACCCCTTTTCTTTATCTTAACATTTTAAGGTGTATAAATAGTAGTATGGCAACATTAACTACAAACAAGAATTTCTTAAGCCCTACAGGCTTTCAATTTAAAATAGATACGTTATATCCTAACTTAGAATATTTTGCAGTAGGAGCTACTTTACCTGGTATAAGTATGACAGCTGCTGAACAATCTTATAGAGGAGTCAATTTAGCATTTACAGGTGATAGACTTACTTTTGAAGATTTAACATTACGTGTTAATGTAACTGAGAATTTAGAAAACTATGTTGAAACTTTTGATTGGATACACAATTTAGCTCAAACAAATAATGCTGAAGATTTTAAGGTTGATGCTACTCTTTTAATACTATCATCACATAATAATGTAGTAAAAGAGATTGCATTTAAAGGAGTGTTTCCAACAAGTATGTCTGCAGTTGAATTTGATACTCAGACACAAAGTATAGAGTATGTCCAAATGGATATTACATTTAACTATACTAACTTTGAATTTGTATAAAAAGTCCTTTACAAATCACTAAAACTATGGTATAATATTATTATGAATAATTTGCAACAAATCTTAGAAATGTGGAAGACTGATTCCATTATAGATGAAATGAATCTAGATGAGACATCAAGAGACTCCGCTAAACTTCACGGTAAATATCTCGAATTACTTTCTGTAAATCGAATGAAACTTAAAAAAGCTGAGCTTGAATTCAAAGTTCTTCTTAAAGACAAATGGTTACACTATAATGGTAAAATGTCTAAAGAAGAGATTGATGAAAAAGGCTGGGACTATGATCCTTTAAATGGTCTTACTGTTTTAAAAGGAGATATGGATAGATACTATGATGCTGATCCATTAATACAAGAACATCAAGCAAAAATACAGTACTTAGAAGAAGTATGTGCAACATTAAAAGAGATACTAGAGAATGTCAAATGGCGACATCAAAATATAAAGAACATGATTGAATGGCGGAAGTTCGTAAGCGGTATCTAATGGAAACCATTACTATTCAAAAGAAGAATGAAGTCTTCTTAAATATTCAAACTGACCCATCTATTGAAATGGAACTCTCTGAGCATTTCCAATTCTTTGTGCCTGGATATAAATTTATGCCAGCATATCGTAATCGTATGTGGGACGGCAAAATAAGATTATTTGATAGTAGAAAGAAAACATTATACTGTGGACTTCACAAATATTTGCGTGAGTTTTGTGACGTGAGGGATTATAACCTAGAAGTGATAGAATCACCACAATATGGTACACTCGAATCATCCCTCGAGCCTAACCTAGAAGGCTTATTATCAAATCTGTCCCTTTCTGTGAACGGAGTTGATATTATACCTAGACAATATCAATTGGAGGGACTCTCGCACACACTTTCGAAAGAGAAATCCTTACTGTTATCACCAACTGCTTCTGGGAAGAGTTTAATCATATATTTAGCAATAAGATATTACCTAGATGTTTTTGATGGTAACGTTTTGCTTATAGTACCTACAACATCATTGGTCGAGCAAATGTACTCTGATTTTGGAGACTATTCTCGAAAGGATACTTGGTCTCATGAAGAAAACTGTCATAGAATATATTCTGGCCGAGAAAAAATAGGAGTACAACAGAGAGTTATTATATCAACTTGGCAATCAATATATAAACTACCAGCAAATTGGTTTAGTGGTTTTGGTATGGTTATAGGAGATGAGGCACATAACTTTAAAGCAAAATCTCTTACAAGTATATTAGAAAAATGTACAGAAGCTAAATATCGTATTGGTACAACTGGAACATTAGATGGAACACAAACTCATCAGTTAGTATTAGAAGGATTGTTTGGACCAGTATATAAAGTAACCACTACAAAAGAGTTAATGGATAATGACGATCTTGCTCAATTAAATATAGATATATTAATACTTAAATATAAAGAAGAGTATTGCAAACAGATAGTAAAAGAGAAATATCAGCAAGAGTTAGATTTTATTGTAAGATATGAACCAAGAAATAATTTCATAAGTAATTTGGCATTAGATCAAAAAGGTAATACTTTAATATTGTTTAATTATGTAGACAAGCATGGTAAACCATTGCATTCATTATTGCAAACAAAGATGCCAGATAAAAGAAAACTCTTTTACGTATCAGGAGAAACAGATGTTGACACAAGAGAATCAGTCCGTGAGATTACCGAGAAAGAGAAAGACGCAATTATCGTTGCAAGTATTGGGACTTTTTCTACTGGTATTAACATTAGGAATTTACACAATATCATCTTTGCTAGCCCAAGTAAAAGCCAAATTAGAGTACTTCAATCGATCGGGAGAGGGTTGAGGAAGAGTGAAGATGGAACAGATACAAAGATATATGATATTGCAGATGACTTACATTGGAAAAATCAAAAGAACTATACATTACAGCATGCAGCTGAAAGGATTAAAATATACTCTAAAGAAAGATTTAACTATAAGATGTACGACGTAAACATATAAATAATAGTATGGAAGGATTAAATATAAGACATTTTAAACTCATAAACGGTGAAGAGATCATCGGATTACTCGCTATTAAGAATGACGATAATTTTATTATTGAAAGACCAGTAAAGATACATCCAAATCTTCTTGGTGGTGTTCAATTCTCAGCATGGTTTCCATTCTCAGATAGCAAACAATTTAAAGTACTTAAGAATAATATTTTACAGCATGTACCAATAGCAGAGACTATAAAAGATACATATGTTAATTTTGCTCTTAAGATGGATAAACCCATCAGCCCACCTGATACTCGAACTGATGAAGAACTCTTACAAGAGTACGAAGACAGTTTGAATGGAACAGTTGATGATATGATACCTGATGCGAAGAGGACAATACATTAATTCTATACCTCTACCGCTCCGGGTGATAATATATTATACCATAAAAACAGGCATTTGTAAACGACTTTAGTGAAAATAATTAAAATAAATTAATCGTTTACATTTCACCAAAAGTATGGTATAATAATACATTATGGAGAAAATATATGGCTCAAATTAAACCAAAAGATAAACCTCATTACGTCAATAACAGAGAATTCTCTGAAGCCGTTATGGATTATGCTGTAGAAGCGCATGAGTGTAGAAAAGCTGATAAGCCAGTACCTATAGTTCCTGATTATATAGCAAAATGCTTTATTCGAATCTCAGAAGGACTGTCTCACAGACCGAACTTCGTGAGGTACACTTATCGTGAAGAAATGGTAATGGATGCTGTTGAAAACTGTTTAAGAGCAATCGGTAATTATAATATCGAAACTGCTACAAGAACAGGTAAGCCTAACGCATTTAGTTACTTTACTCAAATATGTTATTTTGCATTTATTCGTAGAATAACCAAAGAAAAGAAACAACAAGATATCAAGTTTAAGTTCATCGAAAAGATGGGTATTGAAGACTTTGTTGCTATGGGTATGGATAACGAAGGTGCAGAAGAAACAATGGCTTATGTTGATACGTTAAGACAAAGGATTGGTACTATACGTACTAAAGATGAAGCTATTAAGCAATTTGCCAAAGAGGAGAAAAAACGAGAGAAAGAAAAGCTCGAGTTATTCATGTAATGAAAAAAGTAAGTACAAAACAAAACCTAAGACATATGCGTCTTATGAAGAAAAGAACTCAACGTGAAGAGAAACGTAAAGTCCACAGAGTAATCATTGCTCATAAAATGGAAAAGATTAAAATGGCTGGAAGACGAATTATGAAAGCTCAGAAACGTATGATGAGACTCGCAAGACAAGCATGAAGATAGCAATATTAAATGATACTCATTGTGGTGTCAGAAATAGTAGTGATATTTTCTTACAGTATCAAGAGCGCTTTTATCAGGAGATATTCTTTCCTTATTTAAAAGAAAACAACATCAAAAACATTCTTCATTTAGGAGACTATTACGAGCATCGCAAGTTTGTTAACTTTAAAGCTCTTAATGCTAATCGTAAGCATTTCTTAGAGCCAATGCGAGATGCTGGTATTACAATGGATATCATTCCAGGTAATCATGACGTCTATTTTAAAAACACAAACGAGCTTTGTTCTCTTAAAGAGTTGCTTGGTTACTTTACGTCAAATGTTAATATTATCATGAAGCCAACTGTATTAGACTATGATGGTCTTAAAGTTGCGGTAATACCTTGGATTAATAATTCTAATTATAAAGAATATACAGAGTTTGCACAAAAATGTGGTGCACCAATACTTGGAGCTCATTTGGAATTAAAAGGATTTGACATGATGGCAGGGATGCCTAATCCACATGGTATGAGTGCTGACGTATTTTCAAGATTTGAAAAAGTATTAAGTGGCCACTTTCATACAAGATCAACTCAAGGTAATGTCAGTTATCTTGGTTCTCAAATGGAATTCACTTGGGCAGATGTCGATGATCCTAAATACTTTCATATATTAGATACTGAAACAAGAGAAGTGACTCCAGTAAGAAATCCAATTACAATGTTTAAGAAAGTCATATATGATGATAGCAAAACAGATTATGACAAAGTAGACATATCAGAATTTGAAAAGAAATTCATTAAACTGATTGTTATAAATAAAAATGACTTGTATATGTTCGATAAGTTTGTCGATCGATTACAAAATATTGAAACGTATGAGCTTAAGATAGCTGAAAGTTTTGAAGAGTATTTGGGAGAAAGCGTAGAAGACGAGAAAATATCCCTCGAAGATACGACTGAACTTTTAGATTCTTATGTTGAAGCAGTAGATACTGACTTAGATAAAGAACATCTTAAAGCAGAATTACGTAAGTTATTTACGGAGGCACAAAACCTCGAGGTAGTATGATACATTTTAAATCATGTGAGTGGAAGAATTTTCTATCCACTGGAAGCGATCCAATAAAAATCTTATTAGATAAAACACCATCAACATTAATTGTTGGTCAAAATGGCGCAGGTAAATCAACTTTACTTGATGCATTATCCTTTGCACTCTTTGGTAAACCCCATAGAGATATTAAGAAAGATCAAATGATCAATAGTATTAATAAAAAAGGTACGCTTGTTACAGTTGAAATGACAATAGGAAGTCATGAGTTTAAGATTGTACGTGGTATTAAACCAGGTAAGTTTGAAATCTATCAAAATGGCAATCTGATTAATCAAGCATCTAATGCAAGAGATTATCAAAAGTTCTTAGAGCAAAATATTCTTAAGCTTAACCATAAGTCATTTCACCAGGTAGTTGTACTTGGTTCATCTTCTTTTATACCATTCATGCAATTGCCAGTTTGGTCAAGAAG